ATCCATATTTGGCAAAAATAAAAGTGTATAATGCCTATGAGGACCCAATGGCATTGTATGATTCACATTTAGCTGACTTGATTGATACCTATAACAATAGTTTTTTAACAGTTGATAGGCATGCAAAATCAGTTATGAACTTTGATTCATATAACAAACATTTTTTTAAATTTGTAAAGATAATAGGAAGAGATTTTCCAATTACTTTGACTGCTTTTCATAAAAGCAAAAGGTCAACTATATTTGGAAACGCGATCACAATAAGCATTGCGGATCTTGATTGTTCTAAAGATAAGGATAAGGAGGAGAATTTTATAAACAAAAAGTGTATAGATTTTTACTTAAACACTGCAAAACAGTACGGATTCCATGTAACAAAAAATGCTCCATGGATTTTGGTGGCAGACCTTGGATCAGTCTCTACACAAGTATACCTTAAAAAATATGGTTTGTCAACCCCAAGACAAATTTTTAAAGAATATTATATTAAAACTTATACACTAGATATTGATTTATTATCTAAAAAATTACAAAAAGGTTATAATCAATTTATTGATATAAGAAAATTTGAGAAAGAATTTAAAGTATGTAATAAATATACTACTTCTAATAGACTTTATAGAAGTAAAGTTAATAATAATATATTATATAATAAGTATAATACAAAATATTGGATGCCTTTGTATATTGATATAAGAAATTGGGAAGAAGATCAGCTATACACCCCACAAGAAATCCAACGCATGAAAGAAAAATCATTTTCTTTTCTAAATTTACTTGACAAAGATCGTTCAATGCGTTATATTAATGAACAGTACCGAGTAAAACATAAATTTGCTCATGGCGGAATGGCCTATTGGTACAAACGCTTTAAACAACGATCGGAGGACAGATGATATTTCAAATTATCGATGATAAAAAAGATTGCACAGGAGTATTTGTAAATGGAAAAATTGAACACAGAAAAGTGGGAGAAGATCTCACAGCGACTTGGGCGTATAACCCCTTACTTGAAACTTTGGATGTGGAGCTTGCTAATTTATATTGTAACGGTAACAATTTGGATGAAGCTTGTCCGGATCATTTAAAAGAGCGCTGGAACGTAAGAAAGAAGAAGATTCATTCGTTTATAAAATCTTTTGTAAACTCCAAAGTAAATCTTGATGATGTGTGCTTCTATGATCTTGTGCCTTTTAGACACTTAGCTCATTACTACAATATTAAAAATGAAATCACAGAACATGTGATACAGAACACACCGAGACCGAATAACTATTCTTTTTTGTTCGACACCACAGTTACTGTGAGTGAAATCGCCCAACAAGAAGTTCGTCTTAATTGGGATTTTTTGAAGCCTCGCTATTTAAAAGATCCCAAGGCGAAATCAATATGGGACAGGTTTCATGGAACAACACCATATGTAAACTATGACATTTTTGGAACCAAGACAGGTCGTCTTGGGCTAAAGGACGGCTCTTTTCCGATCCTTAATTTTAAAAGAGAATTGAGGCCTGCAATTATTCCCAAGTGGGGGAGCTTTGTAGAGCTTGATTACAATGCAGCAGAGGTAAGAACACTTCTTTCTCTCTCCGGCAAAGAACAACCACAGGAGGATATACATGAGTTTAACGCCGCTAACATATTTGATGATGAAACAACAAGAGAAAAGGCAAAAAGAAAGTTCCTTGCATGGCTCTACAACCCCAACTCCAATGCAATTGAAACAGAATTCTACAATAGAACAGAGGTTCTACGACAATTTTACAAAGATGGGACTGTGGAAACCCCATTTGGCAGAAGCATTGGGGCTGATGATTTTCATGCTCTTAATTATCTCTTACAATCTTGTTCCTCGGATAATTGCATTTCTCAGGTAAACAAGATACATAAGTATTTGCGCAACATGAAGACAAATGTAGCATTTATTATCCACGACAGTGTTGTATTGGACATGGCTCCTGAAGAGAGCCACCTTTTGCCTCAAATTATTGAGATATTTGAAGACACAAGGCTCGGAAAGTTTCCTTGCAACATAAGCGTTGGTAAAAACCTTGGCCAAATGGTGAGGTTATAATGATTGCTGTTGGATTAGGACAAGCAGGGTGTAATATTGTGCGTTTAATGGGGTCAAATCCGTCCGTGAAGGGTGTTTGCCTTGATGGTGGTACTGGTCTACCCCTGTGTGCATCACATGAGGAATATGAAGCTTCTGTGCCTCGTCTTGGAAACAAATTGAGGCTAGGAAAAGAACAAAACATATGGCTTGTGCTATCTGGGGCCGGAAAAGTATCTGGTGCTTCTCTTTCTGTACTTGAACAGTTTAAAGATAGAAGAATTAGAGTAGCTTATATTTATCCTGACTCGTTTTTTCTATCAAAAACCCAAGTTATGCAAAATAGAGTTGTCTACAACGTACTACAGCAATACGCAAGATCAGGTTTGATAGATTCTATTTATCTTTTCTCTAATAAAAGCATTACTGAGTTTACAGGAGAACCTTCTATATCAAACTTGTATGAAGGAATTAACAATACCGTTGCAAATTTCATTTTAACTTTAGATTGGTTTGAAAACACAGAAACCATCATAGGTTCGGTTCATGAGCCCAAAGATATATCTAGAATTTGCACTGTTTCAGTTGGAGACATAAATTCTGATAAGGAAAATTTATTTTTTCCTATTGAAAACGTCACTGAGACTGCATTTTATTATTCTATCAGCACAGATGATAAAGAAAATGAAAAAAACTTGTTGACAAACATAAGACAACGTGTTACATTAAATATAGAGAGAGAAATTGAATGTTCTTTCGGACTTTGGGAGAACCAATATGATTCCTCTTTCTATTATTCAATAAAATATACACACTTTATACAAAAGGAGGTCTAAAGGCAAAACTAAATTGATTGTAAGGGTGCGTTGTTTGTGAAGCCAACCAACATAAAAAAACTTCACTTCATTCAAAAGGAGAATACGATGAGAAATATATCTTTAATGACATTGCTTGGTTTGCCACTTAGTGGGTGTTTGATGGAATCATATCTTTATGAAACCACAGATACTAATCTTGACTCTGTCAATGTGCTCGGTGTCACACCGGCAGAACACTTTTCTGATGAAAATCATGAAGACTACGGTTTGGCTACAGTTTCTTTAGGAGGTATCTTCGAAGGAACACCAACCATACCACACACAAGCGGCATCACTGTAGAATCTGGCGATGGAACTGTTGAAATTGAAGACACTGAGTCATATGATGGCTCGGCGCATGGCGATTTAGCCCTTCTTGTAGACGGTTCGGGATCACTAGAGTGCCTCGGAGATTGCTGTGAGGGTTGTCCGACTGATCCAGACAGATATAGGGTTGATGCTATTAAGATGATAGCAACTACTATTGGAGAGTGTGGGTCTGACTGGAGGTTGGCTCTATTAGAGTTCGCAATCCAGTCGTCCGAAGGGTACACTGATACAGAAGTGATCGTTCCATATACGGATGATGTTGGTTTTGTCGGAGCATCCGCTAATCAGCTCAGTTCTTGGTATGATACGCCTCTTTGGGATAGTCTTATGGAAACCATTGAGGGCATTGATGAAGCATTGCAAGCTGAAGATTCTCGTCGTAAAAAAGGGCTTGTCCTCTTCTCTGATGGAGAGGATACAGAGAGTTGGCACACCCTTGAAGATGTCATTCAAAAGGCACAAGAAGTAAAGCTCTCAGTTCATGTCGTGGCTCTTGGACACTCATCAGACCTGATGGACGCTCACTCGCCACAAGCAATCAAAGACCTAAGAAGCTTAGCTACTGAGACAAGAGGTTATTATGCGTCTGTTTCGGACTCAAGCGAGCTTCCAAACGTCTCTAGTATGGTTGCTAAATCATTCTGTGAGGGATACAGCAATTTAAATTTAAGGTTTTCTAATCCTGCGGAAAGTAACGAAATGGTCAAAGGAGATGTTGTACTGTTTGATACAATCTCAGCACCATTTAAATTCAGAAGCCCAGAGTTTTAAAAAACTTTAACTTTTTTCTTGACAGTTTAACCCAAACAGGTTATATTATAAATGTTGGTGAGATTACAACTTTAAAAAAATCTCAAAAAAAATAAACTTTTTTCTTGACAAAGTATACATAACATGTTATATTATATAAGTCTTGAAGACAATTACTTAACTAAAAAGGAGATCATTATGAGTAATACAATTAACACAACTGTGCACACTGGCACATTTACCAAAGCAGATGGAACGCAACGAACAATGCGTTTTGTAAAATGGAACGACATTCCAATGGGTTACCGTGGTAGTTCAAATGGAGTCAATATCAAGTCTGGAGAGATTGAAACTGTCTATGACGTTGATGCTGGAGCTTATCGCTCGTTTAATCATGGAACTATCGTTGGTTCACTTTCATCTGTATCGGAGAGTGTTACTTTTAAAAGGTAGTGATAGCGAGTTTTTGGGTATTTCTCGGGAAAAAATACCCTTTTTATAAATTTAATAAGTGTATTATTATGGCGTTGTTTTGGTGACTAACAACGGAGCGAAAGAAAAACTTCACCTATAAGGAGACAAGAAAAACTTTAAAAAAATACTTGACAAGGTATCAAAACTATGTTATAATACAATTGGCGGTGAAATAATATTTCATTGACCTTAGCTAACCAAAGGAGAATAACCATGGCTATAGATATTGCAAAAATGAGAGCTAAGCTTGAAGCCTCAAAAAACCCTCAAGCACGTAAAGAAGATAATACTAAGTGGAAACCAAGTGAAGGAGATCAAACTCTTCGCATTCTTCCCACAGCGGATGGAGATCCGTTTAAGGAATTTCACTTTCACTACAATGTAGGAAAAAATCCTGGTATTCTTTGTCCAAAGAAAAACCACGGTGAACATTGTCCTATCTGTGAGTTCGCATCTAATCTCTGGAGAGAAGGTGTCAACAACAATGATGACAATGCAAAACGAGAAGCAAAGAAACTGTTTGTTCGTAAGCGTTACTTCTCTCCAATTATGGTGAGAGGGCAAGAAGAGAAAGGTGTTCGCATCTGGTCTTACGGAAAGATGGCTTACGAATCTTTGCTCGGCCTAGTATTGGATCCTGATTATGGAGACATTACAGACCCTGAGACTGGTACGGATATTGTTCTGACGTATACAGTTCCTGGCACTCCCGGGTCATTCCCTAAGACTCAAATCAAACCTCGTCGTCGTCCCTCCGTTTTGTGCGATGAAGGCGTAGCAGATTGCGCAGAGCTACTTGAATCTATCCCAGATATATCAGGTATTTTTGAAAGAAAAACTTCTGAGGAAGTTCAGGCAATACTTGATGAGAGTTTCTCCTCTGATTCCTCTTCGGAATCTGGCTCTTCTGAGACGAACAAGTATAATGAAAAATCTCAAGTTCAGTCTGCTTACGAGAAGCTTATGGGTGACTAGTGTCAGTCGCCACGCGGCCCAGGCGAGTAATCAAATTTGGGCCTTTTTTTTATGTAAATAGTTTGGGTTATGATTCCCACCAAAAAAATCAAACAACCAAAGGATATCTTATGAGTAAAAGTAGAGGTTCAAACTCTTCAGGCGGGAGCCGAGGATCGTCATCTGGCGGGCGAGGGCAAGGTAATGCTGGCGGATGGCCAAGCAGCACCGGACGACCCTCCGGCGGAGGAAGGTCTAACGCACCATCCAAATCATAGACATTCGCATATGCGCAACGGGACTGGCCGAAAGGGTCCTAGATCTGTGTAAAGCAGGTTGATAAGATGTAAATTTTTCTACTTCTCCAACGCAATCTCCTCTGCGTGAAGTGATAACCGCAGGTAGGCACGGGGTTACAGGTGCCTTACTTTATTTTCAATGATTGATAAGTCAGATCTATTCTTTCTTATTGATCCGCAACGCCGGGCGTATCGGTATTATAGGATAAAATATTATGAAAATTAAATTAAAAAACATCGCAACATTCCTTGACAGAAATAGTGTTTACTATGATGTTAACTTCCAAAGAAGGGAGTGTTGGGGTAACGAAGCTCTGAGTGATTTCATCGCATCAGCAACAAAGGGCTGGCTTCAACATACTTGCTTGACATTTGCAAGCGTTAAGCACTGCCTGGAGTATTCAAAGACTGTCGGAGACGACTACTCTATCAAATACTTTCAAAAGCTGCGTGATGAAGGATACGAATATGTTTCCATTGACGGCCAAAACCGTGCTAAAAAAGCAATTGCTTTTATATCAGGCGAGGTTGACAAAGATGGAAAGCAGGTGACCATAAGTGGCACTAGGTTTTTAGATGCAGATGATAACCTTGTCTCTGTAGAGAATAAATTATTTGCACACTTGCCTCCTAGACTCAAAGACAGAGTTGGAGACAGTGAAATTCTAGTGACAGTGTATAGAAATCTAACGCGAGAGAACCTTGCTGAAATGTTTGAATTGACGAACAAACAGCCTACTCCAAATGCACAAGCCCTAAGACAGTCCAAGACTACTCCAATTGCTAATTGGGTGAGAAGGGTGTCTAAGAATTGCAACTCTGCTATGAAAAAGGTGATACCAAGTAATAAGTTTAAGTTGATGGACGATGATGAACTAATAGCCAAAACAGCTATGTGTCTAATATATAAATATGATGACGAGTGGTTCACAAAAGCCTCAAGCCCTGCGGGCCTTGGACTTACAAAGAGAGACCTTGATATGTGGTATCAACTAGGACAAGGAATATACGACTTGGACGAGTCCAAATATAACGTAGAAGCTTTGAACCGAGCAGAGAGAATCATTGAACAGGTGTCAATGGTTTTAACGAGACAAGATAAATATCCTGACAACAAGTTGGTTAAGATGGATAAATATTGGAGCCTTGTATATGTTTGTGAGTGGCTTCTTGATAACGACTATGTAATATCTGATTTGAAAAGTTTCTTTCGTGAGCTTTGTGACTTCGAAGAACGACTCCAAGAACAAGGTATGAGAACGTGGTTAACTGCGAAAAAGGAAGAGCTTAAAAAAGGGCGGGATCCTTCTGAGACACTAAAAGAATCTAACTATTATCATAGACAGGTATCTTTGAACCAACAAGTGAACAAGAGAAAGCCCAGAAAAGATGAGATAATCAAAGCACTTCAGTCCAAGCAGATTAGTCTTTTTTCTGTTAAAAAGTCTGATCTTGGTCAGGATGTAGCTTAGATAGATGCAACGGGGGCGGCTTAAAGACCCCCATTTTTAACACAGGAGATTATTATATGTTAAGTTTATTGCTTATGCTGTCACTGTTTGGATGTGATACAAAAATTGAAGATACATCTGATGGCGTAACATCAAGGGAGGATGACCCTGTACCAGAGTCACTTCCGGAAGACCAACCATGGGGATATGAACCCGATATGGTTCTTTTCCATAACGTCACGGTCATTAAAGATGGTGAGGTAGCGTGTTTCAATGATGGAGATAGCTCTCCATATTGTGGAGTCCACAAAGTCTATTTAACTGTGTGGGATGATTGGGGAGGTCTTGGCGACCAAGGATCATGTGAGATTACTCACAAGGTTGCACCCGAATATCTTGTAGAAAGCACAGCAAATGAAGACTTGGTGAGTGTCGGTGCGCTGACCGGCTGGGAATTGGACGCCACACAGTCTCTTGTAGGGACATCAGCGATGTGTGACTTCATTAGAGAAGGAACTGAAGGGTACTCTGTACTTGAAAAGTTTAAAACACAAAATCTTATTTGGGGCTTCGTTCCTGCTTCTGAAGAGTTGCTTCAAGAGTATAGAGAAAACTACTCTGATGTGACTGATGAAGAGTGGGATCAAGAAGTAGCACCTTATTTGTCTTCTTATATCAACCAAATTGACGCCCAATACAGAATCCCAAATGTAACGGTAGTCTATGATATTGACGAAGACAATGTACCCGTTGTTGTAGATGAGGCCTACACCCCAGTTGTAGTAGACAATACCCAACTGGTCAATGGCTATCATCGCTCTCCGCCTTTTTACGTTTATAGTCTTGAACGTTTTGTGGAAGGGGAGTAATTAATGGGAGAGGTACTAAAAATGAAAGCTGGAAAGATTGATCTTAATGCCATGAGGAAAGGTATCAATAAAAGAACCGGACTCAATGTGGCCCATGATTTGTCTAAGGACAGCCCAACCATCGTAAAAGAATGGATTCCAACTGGCTCTCGCTGGCTAGACTCTATTACTTGCCGAGGCAAAATGGCTGGTATCCCTGTGGGTAAAATCACAGAGATCGCTGGTCTCTCGGCATCTGGTAAATCTTTTATGGCTGCTCTGATTTCAGCTAATGCTCAGAAGATGGGTCACACTGTTGTGTACTTTGACGCTGAGTCTGCTTTGGATGATCAGTTCTTGGCCAAAGCTGGCTGTGATGTTCCGAATATGATTTATGTTCAGGCCATCAGTGTAGAAAAAGTTCTTGGGGAGATAGAAAATCTCATGGACGAGTATCCACATACACAATTTTTATTTGTGTGGGACAGCATTGCAGCTACTGCTTCTGAAAAGGATATTGAAGGAGACTTCAATCCCCAATCTAGCATGGCTGTTAAGCCAAGAATCTTTTCTAAAGCTTTTCCTAAGTTGACTATTCCTTTAGCCAACAACCAATGTACTCTGGTTCTTATCAACCAGTTGAAAACTAATATCACAAGTAATGTTGCCGAGGCGATGACCACACCATGGATTGCACCCGGCGGCAAAGCAATTGAGTACTTCTGCTCGCAGCGTATTTGGCTTACAAAACGCAAAGCAAAGGCAGGATATGTCAATGATGATAAGGGTTTGCGCATTGGTTCCGAGGTCAAAGTAAAGATTGAGAAATCTCGCTTTGGCACAGAAGGGAGAACTTGCACCTTTAAGATCATTTGGGGTTCTGACGTTGGGATCCAAGATGAAGAGAGTTGGTTCACCGCGATTAAGCTATCTGGTACTGACAAGATGAAGCAGAGCGGAGCGTGGTATACCATCAAAGACAGCAAAGGAAAGGATCACAAGTTTCAAGCTACCAAATGGCTTGAGAAACTACAAGATCCTGACTTTAAAGAGGCGGTGTGTGCCATCATGGACGAAGAAATTATTCAGCGTTTTGATAACACACAGGAAGAGATTGACTTAAAGGATGAATAAAAAAAACTTAGATGGTCGTTTTCCCC